AGCAAGATCGAGTATCTGTTTCGTGATGTCTGCAATTCCCTCCGCTAAACCGGTAAGCAAAGGTACCAATGTTGGCCCAAGTGCTGCCCCCAATTTTACAAACGTAATTTTAATAACTTGGCCGAGTTCATAAAACGCATCCGTGAGCGCTTCGGCTTGTTTTATCTCAGTACCGCCAAGCACCAGGCCAAGACGTTTTGCACGGTCCCGCATCCCGTCCATACTTTCCGCACCGGCATCAATCAGCGGCTGAATGTCTCGGAAGTTGTCACCAAAGATTTCAAACGCCAATTGGTTGCGTTCTGCCTCGTTGCCAACTTCCTTGAGTGAAGCAACCAGTTTTTTAAACTGTGATTCTGGCGACATCTTAGATAGCTTTTTAGCATCTAGTCCAAGCGTCTCGAGTGCTCGCTTTGCTGGGCCGCCGCCGCCCAACGCCATGTTGCCGATCCGCCGACGAGCTCTAAACAGTGCTTGAGCAAGTGAATCAATATTGCTGCCGCTGATCTCAGCAGCGTAGCTAAGTTCCTGCAATGCTTCCGCACCTATACCGGTGCGGGTTGCCATCTTTCCAAACTTATCACCATAGGATGCAAAAGCTTTACCAAGTGCGATAATGGAGCCAACAGCAGCAACGGCAGCTGCTCCAATCGCTGCAAAAGCTTTTACCGCCATCATTCCGCCAGTCTTAGCCGCTCCGCCGATGCGGCCCATTGTGTTTTTTATGCTGCTGCCGATCTTGCTCAGTTTGCTGGTCAGCTGATCGTTTAGCTTGAGCGTAAACGAAGCCTGTCCGGCTGGAATGCCTTTTGCCATTATTTGATTCCTTCCTTAACGATTTTCTGCATGTACTCAATACCGGCTTTACCAGCTGGCGTGATGTAAGGCCGTGCCGGAAACTGCGACGTTTTCCGCTGACCCTTTATCTTGGCTGTACCGCCCGCCTCTTGCAAAATGGCTGGCGGTTTGCTGATGGTCTTTCCGCCGGCCCTGTTTGTAAGTGTGTGAACATTCAAAACGCCGGTATTCTTTAGCTCTTGTCTTTTTGTGTAAACAATATCTCTGAGGTTAACGCCAGTGCTTGAATGATAATAAGGTGGCTGACCTGGCCGGCTGTGCAAACCCTTTTCAAATCGCTGCTCACCCTTTCTTTTGCCGCTCTTTATTTTTTTGTATCGTCCAAATCGGCTAAGGTCTTTTTTTCTTCCTGACTTTGTAACTTGCTTCGGTGCTTTCTTCATCGACCGCCTAGCAATTTTTGCGATTACCGCTCCAGTCCTACTAAGCCACTGCACCTTTTTCTGGTTTACCTTTTTTTGTATCTCACCGCCGTTCCATTTTATATCTGCACGGGTCAGCTTGAATTCTGTGCGTGTCATCACTCCACCTTTCCGGCCAAGCCTTTGAGGATGCTGATGTTTTCTTTGTTCAGCTTGTGCCGGCCGTCGCCATCCTGCCGCATCGGGTTCAATGCGTGCGGGTTGATGGGGCTTTTACCTTTGGGCCTGTTTACATTTGCAATCATGGCCGTGATGGCTGAGGTGTGATCCCAGCTCACTGTCATGGCCTCTTTGCACATCGTCAGTAACTCAAAGTAAGTAAAGCCCCACGGCTCAACGCCTAAGATTCCAGCTGCTCGCCAGACGCTTGGCCAGATGCTGATTGGTTCGCTACTTCCGCCATCACCTGATTCAATTCGTTCAGAATCGCTTTCATTGCCGGAAAAAAAACAGCCAGCTCCTCCCGAAACTGATCTGCCAGGGTTGTGAGCTGCAAATTGTCCAAAGCTAAAAAAGCGTCAAACGTTTTAACGCCGGCCGCCTTCAGTTGCTTCTCGTAAATTAGCCAAGCTGCATCTAAGCAATCCAACAGGTTCACCGCAATCTCTTGCAGCTTGCCGTTTTTCAAATCGCCAATGTCACAACCTTTCCGCCGAGCTGCGTAGAGCTGTTTGAGCTCTACTCGCAGCTCTATATCTTTCCCGTCAATTTCCATTGTTTCCCCAATAGATCAAAAACTACAAAGTAACTGATACAGTTTTATAAATCGGCACTGCGTTTGTCACTGGCTCGAGCGTCGGGCTAAACCGAATGTCGTGAACCTGTGCGTCTTCTAGTGCTCGCTGCTCTGTGAAGTTGGTCACATAGAATGCACCCCACAAACCAGAAACGCTGATGGTGCCGGTTTCTCCGTGCCGCTCATCGCCTGATTGAAGCGGCCCATCAACAAACGCCATCAGCAGCGTAGTGTTGTTGAAGAACGCTGACTGAATAGCGTCGAAGATTGTGTCACCTGGCAAGTGCATGATTTGCGTTTCAACGTTTCCGTTGCTCAGACCTGGCACAAACTGGCGAAACGTGACTGACGCTCGGCTACTGGCGTCCACTTCTGTGCGGTCCATATCAACCGACTCATCACGAACGTAATTAAAAAGGTTGTACGTCGTAGGCGTCGCAATGGTGCCGGCCAAGTTGTACGTGTAAAGCTGCAATCCGCTTTTAAGTGCCATTGTATTACCTATGCAAAATTTAGGTCGATTATGGCCTGACAGATCAGCCTGGCCTGTGTTTGTGATTGGTCAAGTTCGTAACGTCCGCTGATTTCCATAGCGTCTACCCACGCATCTGCTTTGACGACTTCAATTAAGTCATCCCAGCTATCTAGGTACACATCAAAAAAACCGGCATCTTGGTTTGGTGCCTGCTTCACAATCATTGTGATCAGTAACCGAACATCACGCCGCCAGTCCCCCCGGGACTCCCGAACGTGCTCGAGGTTGTACGGGCTGATTGCCGCCAGTGGTGAGCCGTCAATTTTGTCAGACTCTGCAAACGGATCATAAGTAAACACCACGTTTTTAATGCGACCCGTGTAGGCTGCATTAATTCGTGTTGCTAACTCTCGTCCAAGTTTTGCGTCAAGCGGCAACTTCCCGATCCTTCCTCGTATGTATCCTAAAAGCCACGCCATAGGCGTCGCTCTCTTCGTAGTGTGCTGTTGCGAAACTGTCACCGTTGACAGTGAAGACATGCCAATAGCCGTCTACAAGCTGCCAGATTTCATCATTTCGCTTGGGCTTGTTGTCATCTGACCAGGTAAACGCTGACTGCGAGATTGTGAAATCCCGTGTAACGGTTCGGAGTACAAAACCATTAACGTCTGTCTGATCAGTGACAAGCTGCCCAACTACCGCACGCATGTCGTACACCACCCCCGCACGGATATACCGCACGGATTCGGATGCACTTTCAATCATGCGGCTTTGTAAATACCCTGCCGCTTTCGCTAGCAGGTTCATCAGCCGACTGCGCCGTTGATGGCAACTTCGACCGACAAAACGCCTGCAACATAGACTGCGTAAGCCTTGCCGATGTCGTAGTCACCAGCACCGCCGACAACAGCTTTCTTGGCGGTAGCATCCCATCCGACAGTTGCACCCTGTGCGAATGCGGTATCGTCTGGGTTCTCGATCAAGTAAACGCCAGCAACACGCACTGCGCCAAGCTCGTTGGCTGCAATGTCGTTGTCAGCAACACCAACACCAATGCCAACACCGTTGACGATGTCGCCAGCTGTAACTGCCGCTCCCGGCGTGTAATCGGCGAACACGCCATGTTGTTTAAACTGATTAGCCATTTATTTAGTCCTCGTAGGGATCAATTGAAAGGGTAAAAAACGATCACTGACCGGCCATTTTGACGGCCAACCTTTGATCCCAAAGCGCAACACCAAAGTCAAACACGCCACGCATCTGAACGCCAAGCTGGTTGAAGTCTACGTCAGACTGCGAGATTACAGGCGACCGTTGCCCACGGAGGTAAGCAATGTTGATCACTGCTGTATCGCTTGGGGTTGGGAGCAAGTAATACTCGTCCTCGGTGGTTGCCAACTGACTCAGGAAAGGGCTGACCAATGGGCGGAACATTCCTTGCCACTGGTTTTCTGTCGTTTCCTTGGTGTCGGCGTTGGTGAACCTGTACGCTGCATCGTTGAACAGCTTGCGAGCGTTTACTGCGTTCTTGTTGGTCACAAGAAGAAGACTAGGCTCAACCATGATTGGGTTGCCTTGGCTATCAACTTGATCCAAAAACAGCTTGTAAGCCGTTCCGAGTGCATCAATGTCCAACGCTGTAGCCGCACCGGCTGCATAGTTGGCCTTTTTCTTTGCACTTGATGTGCTGAAGAAAAAGTTAGTTGACGCTGCACCAGTGGAAGCATTGGCAAGCAGGCTAATCACCGACTTCTCCAATGTTCTGGCCGCCATCTTGCCCAACAGGCTAGGAATGGCAAGCATTGCGCCAAGGTCATCATTGATGAGCATCTGACGGGTAATCCCAAACATACGACCGTAAGTTTTGACCTGATTGCTCAGAGTCTCTTCGGTTAGCGTGCTGCTTTTGATTTCGCCAGTTGCTCCCAGCTCTTCAAAGTCACCCGCTTCTGTCATGCGGTACCGGTCAAACTGCTTAAAGTCAGTTGTGTCGGTTTCTGCACAGAATTCACGGGCAACGCCCATTCCATCGTTGTAGCTCTGAAGCATTGCCTTATTAGCAACACGGCTGAGAATGCCGGGAAGGCTGACGGTGCTGAATCCGGCCGATGCTCGAATGTTTGAACCGCACTCAAGTGCAGACGCCAAAACGCTGTCATCAATACCCTGACCAGGCGAAACGCTCCGGCCGTGTGCGTGAAGCACAGTATGAATCAGCTTGTGGACGTTGAAACCTCGAAGGGTTGCAGCGTCGTTCATTGCTTTCTCGGCCGCTTTCACGCCCACTTCTGCTTTGAGCGAGTTGCTGACGCTTTCCTCGTCCATCCCGATGCTATTGCACAGAGCCGCAGTGATGGCGTTGCAATCCGCACCGGCGTAGGTTGGAGCGGTGCCAGACCCATTCGGCAAAGGGCGGGAAGCCTTTAGCAGTTCCAGCTCAAAAGTCTCGGCTGAGATTTTGCCGGTAAGTGCTTTGGCTTCAAGGCTGTCAATCAGAGAATCGTCGCAACGATCCCCGTACTGTGCAGAGATTCGGCTGATCTTCTTCAGCTCTTTGCTGACGGTAACAGCCTCGGCCCGCATCTCATCAAGTGCGTTTGATGCTTTGAGCTTGTCGAGCTCAATAGCGTCGTCGCTCTTGTGCTCTGCGTCGTATGCTGCTCGCAATGTCTGGCGCTGTGTGTCGCTGACATCCTCGAAACCCTGGGCTTCGAGCCATTCCTGAAAGTCCATATCTAAACCCTTTGGGTCTGAAGTTGCTGCAATTGAGGTCGTGGCACGGTCTGCGTCCGCTCCCACACTCACAACGCTTGTTTCGGTCCACATAAACGCTTTAACGACATAGACAGGACCAGTTTGCCTTCTGCCGTTTACTGTTACTGATTTGCCAGCCTTTACGAAGGTTGGCTTTTCTGTCATTCGCCCGCCAATGCTTGCTTGCCACGGGTAGCCGTTCCGGCTTGCCTCGATGATCTGCTTTGCATCGTCAGACGTTTGACTGATTGTTCCTTCTACCTGCAATGAATCACTGGCAACAATTGGCTTGCCGTGGCCAACCGGCCGCTTGCCGTCGTGATCCCGCAGAATTGGTATTGTGTCCGCTCCGCCATGAACCTCTACACCTTCGGCAGCTATCACCGCCGGATGTGGGAAGTTCCCTAGGTGCAAACGGCCCCCGCCGTATGCTTGCATTGTAAACTCTGGCGATCCGTTTTCACCATCAGCCGCTTTAATCTCGAGCGGCCCAGCGTTAAACCTGATCGTCTGTTGGTTCCGTTTGTTCCGTTTCGCTCTGCCCGTCATTGTCTGCCTCTGTTTCTTCTGTGTCTTGTTCTTCCGCAACAACTGCGTTGCCATTGCTGAACAGCGACGCTCCAAGCACCTTCCGGTAACTCTCAACGTCCGGCAGTCCGTCCTCGCCAACGTAACCAAATGACGCCGCTGCCTGTGCGTCAATCTCGTCCATGTTGAGCCCTGATTCTTTCATCTCATGGGCTCGGCTGGTTGTGCCGGATTGTAAGCGGGTTCGCTGTGCTGTGGCTTCTTTGCCTGGGTCAACGTGGGGTCGCTTGTCCCATTCCCAGCTGTGCGGGATTCGCATTGCAACGCCACCAGTGCCAAAACGTGCCGCTGCATCAAGTACGTCAGAAGCCATAGCAGCCGGCAACATGCCAAGCAGTGCCGACTCTAGCAGCCAATCACCAAGCAGCCGATCTAAAACGTGTTGCTCGATTCTGCTTTGATTCACTCGCAACGCCCGATCATATACTTGATGATCAAGCCGGCCAGATGCGTAGTTGTATCCTGACGAGTCCGCAGCAGCGACGTTGTACGGCATACAGACACACCGGCTGACTTCGTTCAAAATCTCACGTTTGAACATCTGGTAAGTCGTTGCCGGATGTTCTGCCGATACCTGCCCAAGCTTGTATTCATTTGGCAAGACCGTTGCTGCGTTCCGTCGCAGCTCTACGGTTTCCCACGCTAGTTCTTCGTCC